TTTCGCCACCGTCATCCTCCCTAAGAAAATCTGTCACCGGATTTTCAAGCTTACCAATAATTTCATCTATACTTTCGTCGCCCTTAACGCTATCCATATCGTTATGGATTTTCATGGTGAGCTTCTTGATCTTTCTTGCAAACTCAAACTTCTTAATCTGTGCAGCAAACTTGATAATATTATCTTTGTTTACTGGGAAGTCTAAAAGAGACTTGATATATTTAAGCTCTTGCTTAGTATTGATTGTCTCAATCAGTTTTAGTTTTTCCGCAGAAGATAGTATTGAGGCAATGTCTACAGATTTTTCTTCCAAGATGATATCTTCAAGACATTTGTATATAGCTTGATTGTTAATATTAACAAAGCTGTCTGATGATATAAAGTCAGAAATGACTACGTAGGCATCTATGCCATACTGCATTAAGCCAGCTAGAACTGCTCTTTCAGCCCCTACATCAAATAGTTTTTCTTGTGTCAAAACATTACCCTATACATGAATCACAGCGATAATACTCACCATAAACTAAGCTTGATCTTACATTGCTTGTCTTTCCGCACACATGACATTTGACACTCTTAGTTTTGGGCTTGGCCCTATTTCTAGGGGTGATAGAAGCGTTTGGAGTTTCAATGTGTCTGTCTTCCCCGGTGTCTTTCCAAGTGTTGACGCTTGCTTGAACCGCTTCTTTGCGCTTCTTATTTAGATTGTTTTGCTTTTTAACCTGAAAGTCTTCCGTTATTGAATCCTTCGCATCGCTGTGAACTTCTTCTGAGTTCTTAGTTTCATTAGTCTCAACACTCCCGCTAAGTGCAGAAAGTAAAGCTTCTTTTTGCTCAGGTGTTAATAGTTCTACAAAATCTTTCATACTCATAGTCTTTTACCTTTCTCGGTTAATATGTCTGCTTTTCGCTTCAATTCATAAGCTTTGTCTGATAGGCTTTGCATTCTTGCTTGAGCTATTTGACGATAATGATCTATTGAATTAGCGTATTCATTATCTACGACGATTAGTTGAATCTTAGCTTCGTGTTTTGTGTATGGACCAAATCTATCACTATTTTTTGCTACCATTTTTTCTAACTGATCAGTGCATAGATCGTATACTACCTTTTGTCTTGTTAGTTGATCACTAATGTATGCAGCATAACCGTACAACAGATCGGCATTATTAAAACAATCGTCTTTGCTTAGTTGCTTTAGCTTATCCATTGACATGTCTGCTGCTGTCATGAATTCGGGCTTAAAATTGGCAAACTTTATATTCGTTGTATTAATAAAATCGTCTAATTGTTCTACAAAACTTTCAATTGTTTCTTTGGCGGTTTTCAATTTGCACTCTCCAGTAATCATCTGTGTCAGAATATTTCAACGTAATCAAGTCAATGTTGTTCAACTCGCACCACTCTATTTTATCTTCATCCTTCGCTTTTGCCAACGCAAAATCAGCTTTTGTCTGATGAAAGAATGGGGTAAACTCATAATGTTGCTGCCCATGAACTTCTACAGCTAGCATTATTTGTGGTATATAAAAATCTAAATACAAAACTCCCTTTCTGTGTCTTGGCGTACTTCCCGGCAACTTAACTTCTTCAAGCAATCTATAGCTATGGAAGATAGTCTTCAAGAGTTTTCTTGCGCGAACGTGGTATTTTGACCTTCTTCTTGTGTCGTTCGCGTTTACGGAATACTTTCTTAAATCCCAAGCGTAATCTCTTCCATTTAACCCCTTAACTTTCATTTTCTGGCCTGTACAAATAAATAAAGAGAATTACCCAAACAGCCAATAGCCCAATAATTTTTGGCCACATATTATTACTCATCATTATCTTTTTCTAAATCCCTAAAATCGTAAAAGTAAACTTCTTCATTTGATTCCGACACCCAGCGACTTCCAGAATGTTCGCAACTATATTCTTTAGAGAATACTGACCAGTCTGGCTTTTTTTTGAATTGCCTACTGATAAAACTACCGCCGTCTACCCATAGCACCCTATTGTTTGGTTGCATAAAGTATTGACCGCCTTCGCCCTCAAAGAAATGCCCGCACTTGTGACCAGCAGCCATTTCTCCGTATCCAGATTTAAACTGTGGACCAAAGCACCAGTCAATAGTAAATAGATATTTGCCTTTTTGCATAGAATGATCTTTTAGCATAATATTGGCAGCTCTATTTTTTGTGTATTCGTTAATATTGCAAGAGGCATAATAACTCATGCTATCCCAAAGCTCAAGCCAGTCTAAGTCATAATCTGTTCCACCACTATCGTTAGCTCTTAAGTAATGTATTGGGACTCTTGCGTGTTGACTGCCGTACTCCGTCATAATAGAAAACATGGCGCAGCGTTGTGGTATGCTTGTAAAAGAAAACGCTTCGACAACAATTCTTTCATTTTTTACACTAGCTTCTTTATTGTGTAGAAATCCCGTGTCTAAATAGCACCAAAATGGTGGTATATCTATGTTTAAATAGTTACTCATTTACAACCTTTTTTAATTTCTTTTCTGCGTTGCGAATGGTTTTCTTTACGTAGTCCGTTAGTTCGTAATCTTTTTTATACACTTGAAGGGCATCTAATATTCTCCAAGCTTCTGTCTTGGTTAACTCTACTTGGGCCATTAAAATAATTCCTTAATCTTGTCATAGATGAATGATGAAATGTCTGGGTTTTGATTTAAAAACTCAAGAGTATTATTAGAGCCTTGAAATTTAAAAAATCTTTCGATATCCTCTTCTTTGTCTCCAACATTATTGTCTTTCAGAAGTTTTTGAACAGTTGGATGCTGCACATCATCTAATGCACACTGAATTGTATACCAAGCACCAGCGGTTTTAATTAGTCTAAACTCGCAAGCGATCTGAACAACTTCTTGCGTCTCATCAATACCAATTCCATATCTAATCCAACTTTCGGCTGTGCTGTTTGGAAGACCGCCAGCGCAAGATGTTTTTATTGCCCAGTTTGCAATTTGCCCAACGTGCGGGCCGCTATCTTTTGGCACTTGCCATCTTCCACGGTGCGTAATAACCATGTTAGTTCCAGCTTGATATTGCAACATATTGCCACAGTCTGCCATCTTCGATGGGGCATACGGTGAACCGCCAGTGTTAGCGATATTATGAGTAATACAGGTTAGTATAGTTTTATTCTTCATTAGCGTACCGCTGATACGCTTGAAGAACATAGACAACAATCGCGGCAACGCATTGCGAACGCCAGTTCTGATTTCACCATCTAGTTCATCTTGAGGAACCATGTTAGACAATGAGTCAGCAATGATTAAACATCCGGGATCGTTATTGATATAGTATTCAATAATGTTTAGAAAATCTTGTGCTGATAATATTTTATCATCTGTTGATTCTATAATTAATATCTTGTCTGCTTTTAAGCCTTTGATGCCGTCGAAATTCTGTCGTGATAATCTACCCTCCGTGTTAACATAAATCACACGCTTTCCAAGAGCTTGGCATTTTGAAGCAAAATGAAGGGCGGTTGTGGTTTTACCGGATTTAGGATCTCCAGTCATTACCACAACACTACCCTCCCGTAAACCGCCACCCAAGGCAATGTCTAGGGCAGGTGACACTCCAATAACTTGAAGGCTATTTATAGATTCAAGGACTTCTGTGCCACTCCTAACAACATCTCCATACTTACTAACGATTGAATTGCTAACAACGTCGCTGTCAAACTTGCTTGATGATTTTTTCTTTAGCTTGCTCATAGTTTCCTCAGTTTATTAATTGTGCTTTGTTTTTTATTTGTGTTTGTTCTTCTTATTTTAATTTCTTGCTCTTTTGGTTCTTCGATATGAGCATTTGTCTGCGCTTTTTTGAGTTCGCGGGCTTGCTCTACATCTCTATTGTACTGCGTAACGGCTTGGATTGCAACAGGATTGTACTTCCAACCCCTCGGACCATAAGCTTTTAATCCAATATGATATATTGTTTCAAAATATGGAGATCTGATGGCTTCCAGAATAATATTTTCTGGAAATTTTTTCTTGAGAGAATTAACAGCTTTCATGTTTCGCATGAATACTTCGTGGTATTTATCACCAACGGTCCAGAACTTATAAGACGGCTTATCCATCTTAAAAGAATCTGTCCATCTAAGTATGAGATATTCTGCAACATATGCTTCAAAGGTACAATGTTCACCAGTGTGAATATGTTTGTACTTATGTGTTTCAGACCATTGTTTTTGGTATTCTTTATTGAATAGCTCTGGCTTCTGACGTTTCATTTTTTACAATTGCTTCTTCAAAAGATGTTTCAACTGGATCAATAGACGAAAACCCAAAAGATAACTCTGGCAGAATCCAAGTTTTCTTGTGAATCATGTCTCCAACAACTCTGCCAATAGTATAGCATTGTCTTGGCGCTGCGCCAAAGTCTGCCTTTAAAGATCTAACTAAATAGATGGCATTATAATGCTCTACGTTTTCTACAATTCTGTGTGTTCTATATTGCAAGCCCAATTCTACAATTGTTATCAAATTTTTCTTACAGTATTGTTCAATAGACAGCCACTTATCATATTCATCTAAGAACATGATTTTACCATTAGAGAACTTTATATAGACCCAAATCTTTTGCCTGTTCTCTTGTTTTTGGTATTCTGTTTTCCAATTGTCTTCGCCAAGTATGTAATTCATTTAATATTAGTGGTGCAAGTTCGATCTCGATTGTTAGGCAATACTCTTGTGTGGTCGGACATTGAAGAAGCATTTTCTGTCATAACAACAGTTCCTTTGCTTCTTGCAAACTGTTGACCCACAGGAGGCATTGGTTTGGCTTGATTTATTTTATTTTTCTTGATGAATTTTTCAACAGAAGAAATGCTCCTATCCAAGTCTAAGGCTATTTCCTCAATAGAGTGTTCGTTTATTTTATTCTCTATGTAGAACGATTCTACCTTTCCTATCGGTCCTCTTTTAGCCATTGTTGTATGTCCTTTGCGCTTGTAAGAAATGGGTTTTATTCTTAGTCTTTAGATATTTTAAATACAATCCGAATGTACTTACAGAAACCTTTTTAAGCGTGAGTTCCAATTTACCCTCTCGGTTAGAATCTGTTCCTAGAGGGTCATAAATCATATTATTATAAACCGAAACCTTAAAAACATCCTGTTGTCCACCTAAAAGTCTAGAGGCAAAAACTTTTTCTCCCTCTTTAGCTGGCAATCCGCTCTTGCTATAAAGTATCTCGTTCATCTTTTCATTTCTCCAGTCATAATATAGTGGTACTGCCTGTCTTTACTGAGCTTATTTATTGCCCTCATAGACTCTCTTTTTTCTCTTCTTGCTGCGTTCCTGTCGCTCTCTTTTTGTAGAGCGTTAGATCTTTCGTAATGTCCTTTGTTTCGCCAGTTCTTATCTGACTGCTGACCAATAGTTGTTGGCTCTTGATATACATGTCCGTATATCCCCCCAGTTACAATGCGCTCCAAAGTTTCTTTGTTACACTTGGGACACTTGGTGAGCGCATCGTCTTTAATAGATTGGTATACATCTTCCATAAAGTGTTTGCACTCAGAACATTCGTAATCATATAACATTATGATTCCAGTGCGTATAGCACCGCTCCAATAATTCCATTTCTTTGTATGTCATGATACTCTAATTTGGAGATTCCGACACCCGGAACATTGCATAGTCTATCAATGCAATAATCTAAACCACTATTTTTGTAGATATCTGTCTGTTTATTGTCTCCATTTATTAATACCTTGGAATGATTTCCCATTCTCGTTATAAACATTTTAATCTGTTCAAGTGTGCAGTTCTGTGCCTCGTCTAAAATCATGTATGAATCATGAAATGTAGATCCACGCATTGTTTCCAAGGGTTCAAAGCGAATTCTACGTTGATTAAAATAATAACCAAACTTATCTCTACCTAGAAAATATTTTAGGTTTTCTTCCATCGGCTGTAAGTATGGTTTGATTTTTTCGTTCAGTTCTCCCGGCAAAGACCCCAGATCTCGACCTGTACACACCAAAGGGCGTGTGACAATAATTGTATCAATTTCGTCCTTCATTATTTTTTGGGAAGCTATACCAGCAGCAATAAATGATTTACCACTACCAGATGGACCTGTGCAGAAAACTACATCGTTTTCTATAATAGATCTGATATATTGTTTTTGGTTTTCAGTTTTAGCCTCCAAGCTGTTTGTTTTTGGTTTGTTTTTTTCCTGACGCTTTTTTCGATTGTTGTTATTTGCCTGTGCTGCCAAAGCCATTACTCCCTCGTTGTGAGGAACCTAGTTTTTCTCTTAACTGTAAAGATATGACAGGAACCTCTTGGAATATCATCTGCGCGATTCTATCCCCATGTTTTATTTCTACATCTTCATCAGAAGTATTGTAGAGACAAACCATGATCTCTCCTCTATATCCAGCGTCTATTACGCCAGCTAGTACATCTATACCTTGCTTAACCGAAAGGCCAGATCGAGGCCAAATTAAACCAGCCAAATTATCTGGCATGTCTAGACTGATTCCGGTCTTAATTGTTGTTCGTTTATTTGCAAATATAAACTTATCTTCGTCTGCATACAAATCAAATCCAGCATCTGTTCTATTAGATTTAGTTGGAACGTGAGCAGTTTCTGTTAAATATTTAAATCCTACAAAGTTCATCATGTATTCTCTCCTATTATTAATTCCTTATTAGCGAATTTCGCAAGATCCTCCAGAACAGGCCCACTCTTGTTCTGCTTTTACATTGTTTTCCTCTTCGATAACTTGCGTATAGTCTACTTCTTTATATTCACGGTTCATGTCTAACCAATTTTTCCAATTGTATACATCTTTCATGCAGTAGGTTAACAGTTTAAGGTCTCCATTCATATATCTATCGGCAAATCTTTGACATCTATCTCTATATTCTTTTTTCTCTGAGCCTTTAATCTTCTGACCAACACCTAATAGACTATCACAAGCCGCCCATAAATTATCTTCGTAAAGAGATAGGCCAACTTCAATTAAACCGCTCACAAACATGGCCGCATCTCCATAGTGTTGTATCTGCTCACTAGGTAAATACACAGTTGTGAATGGAGCTTGAGCATAATCTTTATCTCCAGCAATCGGAAGTAAAGAAACACCGCAGAAATACTGACGATTATTGTAAATAAAATCTGTAACAGCATCCCACTCTTCTGGCTTAACATTAATAGTATTAGAAACATTGTGTGTCAGCCACTTTTGTGTACACTGCTCTGGGTTTGTTCCGTTCATAACCCAGCTTTGCTGTGTGCTTTTTACGTATTCTAGAAGATCTATTGCTCCAAGTTGATTTTTAATCTTAGAACCGTCTGGAACTTCTACGCAAAACGCTACAACGTCATCCGAGTCGTTATTAGACCATACGGACTCCTCACAGGCTCTAGGATTGATTGTTTTAAAATATTGGTATATCGGCTCCATTTTATTTGCTTGGACCCTTCTGATGTATCTCTTAGCGTGGTGGGGGTGAATCCCAGAAGAGGTTCCAAGGATGCAGCTAGATGTGCCTTCTGGTTTAACACAGGTAGTACGTGCAGCCTTATTGATACCAATTAGCTTTGCTATTCTTTCATTAGTTTTCTTTACTATTTCTGCACCCTTCTTCTGAACCTTCGGGTCTAGGCAGATTTCGTGTTGTTCCATAATGCCCGTCATTGACACGCCGAGTAGAGCTTCACGACTAATAATATTCTCAGAAGCTTTGCCAAGATAAGGAAATTCAGCAAATCCAGCCTGAAGAGTTCCGATAATAGCGGCAGATTCACATGCAGCATAAAAATCTTCTACAGTTTTTACCTTTGCACAGTTAATTGTAGAAAGATTACATGCTTGCCATCCACTTTCGCCGGTTGTTTCATCTACGGGCCACATGCCAATTTCTACACAAGGATTTACAATCAATTCTGTAGAGTCAGACCATACGAATCCGGGTTCTCCAAACTCTTTTACCGATTGCATAAGTTCATTGAACTGTTTCTTGGATGTTTTATTTCTTAGTAATAGTGCTGAGTTATTTGATCGCCCTCTTTGTGGATTATCAATAAACCATGAGCCAGTTTTAGCTTTTGCCATTTCCTCGTCATCAGCAGAGAATAAACAAATTGTAGCACTACGCCTAACGCCACCACTAATTACAGCGTCAGCACCAAACATAACAATGTCGTATGCTTCAATTGGTTTAATTTTATCACGGCCT